TTACTCTCTTTGTGGTTGTTCCGAGTCTTGCAATCGGAATATCCTGTCCTTCACCGACAATCGGTGCGGAACCGATGAACGGGGAGTATGCCGGAAGTGTAAGTTCATCACCGTCTCTGCCCTCAAGCGTTCTGTCGATTGTAGCAAGCGGAGAGAATCTGATTCTGTCGATAAGTTTCTGGTCGATATAATCCGCGAGAACCTGCGGATCAATAAGATTTGCAAGCATTGTTGCGTTAGCTGAAGCTGGCATAGTAAATCTCCTATGTATGTGAATAAGTTTATTTGTTTAGCGACCTACGAGCCGTTCATAAACATCCGGCGACTCTCTGCGGAGTTTTGACCGTTCCATCATGTTCATCTTCTCGAACTGCTCTTTGGTAACGCCATGATTGCCTGTTCCGGCATTAACGTCTGGACGCGACTTGAGCCATTCGCTTTCCTTGTTTTTGATGATTGCGTTCGTTGCTTCGGTCTGGACTGCAAACAGAGCGTCCGTATCACCGTCGTACATTGCTTCGGCGGCTTTCTGAGCAAGGTCTTCTGTGTAACCCTGTGTCATGTACTGACGAACGTACTTCGCAATCTGATTTTCGCGGAGCAACTTATTGAACTGCTCTTCCCTCGCCGCTTCTGCTTCGGCTTTCTCTTCCGATGCCTGTTCCTGTGCGGAGAGTGTTTCACGGTACTTCTTCTTCCAATCAGCGGCTTCGCTTGCGTTCTTATCGGAAGTCTTTTTGAGTTTGGCGACTTCCTTCATAAGTTCCTGTACCTGTGTTGTCAGTTCCGCGTTCTTAGCGGCAACATCAACTTCGGGAGTCTCAGCTGTTTCCTCTGCGGAAGTGTTCTCAAGAGTCTTGTTGTCCTGTGTTTCTGCCATAATATTTCTCCTGCGATTTCCGTCTTCTCTGACGTTGCTCTCTCTTCCGAGCAATAAAATTAATTTGCGTTTTTACCGTGCTTCTCTGCACGTTTTCGGTGCGAATTTTGTAACGCGACTTCTCTGCCGCATATAAAAAAGAGACATGCGCTAACATGTCTCTGCTTAACTGAATGTCAACCAACAACGGCATCCCGACGTTTCTTCGGGAGCATCCACTTCGGGGTCTCTCGGAACCATCATTTCAACGCCGCCCACCGAGAACGGTTTATCAAGCGGAACGGTCTTTCCATCAACCGCCCTGTGCGTATCTCTTACCGCCTTGTCGCCAACCGTATGCCATGTTTTCTTAGACTTTCCGTAACCAAACGCCTCTTGCAGTTCATCGTAACCGCATAAAGCATTAGACTCGTCTTCTCCGATAAGTGTTGCCCTATCTTCCGACAGAAAGTAAGCATCCTTATCCTTGTTTCGCATGGTCGATTCGTGAATCTGTTTGGAGATTCTGTCGGCATACTCTCGATATACCGCGTCTACGTTCCGTTCCGTTGTCTTCGCTATGATGAAAGCATCCTCAATAAGTTCCACGATGGAACTTCTCAGCAGCTCCGTTGCCGGTTCATCTAAATAACCGTATTCCGCATAATCATCTACGAAATGCATGTAGTCAAGAAGTGCATCCCTGTACTTCCGAGCGACTTCAATTCGTTTCTGTCTGCGTTTCCGACTAATACGCATCGGATTGTAGTATTCCTCAATCGGTTCGGAACGACGTTTCTTGCCGAGTGCGTTCAGTTCGTCAAATGAAAGGACTGACATTTATGCAATCACCCCTTCACGTTCGGACTGTTTTCGACTTGATCTGATTCGTCTTGCCCTAACCGTTCACTGTTCGGTGCTTCTTCATCTGAACCGCCGTCACCCGTGTTGGAATTGCCTTTGCGATACCATCCGTAACCGTTATATCCCGTGTTCGCATTGCCCTTATTGACGATTGATTCAAGGTACTTATCGAGATATTCCTTTGAGTCAAGGTAAACCTGCTGTGGGTCACTAAATGCGTTCATAGCAATGAGCAAGTGCTTCGGATGGATAGCATGTGAGATACCCGTTGCAAAGAAATTCATCTTCGACACAAGTTCGTAGTTCTTCTGTCGCTTGATAGACGGCTGAACGTCCATAAAAAGCAGTTCAAGCATCGGATTGTCGGACTCAATATCGGGCGATACCTTGATTGCCTCTAAGACGACTTCGACCTCTTCAAGTTTTGCCGACTCCATGAACAACTGTTCTTTGTTCGCGGAAGACTCAGCCGCATCCCAACCAGAGGCAGCCGACGTAGCGATACCCGTTGAATTGGAACTGTCACCCCTTTGCGGAACGGCACATTTCTGTAAAATGAGCGCACGTTTTGAAAGGATATTCTGTAACTGACCGTTGTAATCGGCATTGACTACAAGCGGTTCAATCTTCGGGTCTTTGCCGTCTCTTGTCGTGCTTGTCTCAATCCAATCGCCGTTTTCTGGATGTGACACAACCGTGACTTCGTTGCCGTCCTTGTCGATAACGGTTTCTTCCGGAAACTCTACGTTGTTCGCCCACCATACGGAATTGACGGCTTGACCGACTTGATTTGATAAATCCGACCAAAGCTGATTCAACTCAAGCATTTCGTCAATCTGCCGTTCAAAGCATCCCATTCTGTCTGACGATCTCTCCCACTCGATAATTGGGATTAGACCAAGGGGATTTTTCTGACCGTTATAGGCACGTTCAGACCATGTATAGTTGTCAGCGGAATACGTTGCTGTCTCAACACCTTCCAACGTGTAGATGGAGTCAATCTCGTACCGCGTCGTAGGCGTAAATGCCGTAATGTGGTAGTTGCCCTTCGTGTCTACGGAATACGTGACGCCAAGCATTTTCCTGTGACCGAGATAGCTTGAACGGACGATGTATGCGTACCGTGGGTCTAACACGTCGTAGGTGTAGTAGGACTTGCCTACTCGCCAATCACGGGCAATATCGACAAATGTGTAGCCGATACCGCCAATCTCAACGAACCTTGCAAGTTTCTGTTGCTTTTTGCCGAGGAATTCCGCTGAGTAACATTCGTTCAGACGAGCAATGCCCTTGTTCTCGTTCTTCTCACCGGAGTCCTTCTCACCACGCGACACAAGTGTTATCGGATTGCCCCAAACGAAACTTGTCTTGAACTCCGTAATCTCGTTTGCGACATTATCTATGCATTTGGAGTCAATCTCTTTCCGCGTCACTTTCTTGCGCAGTTGCGGTTGCAGACCGGCTTCAAAGTTAAGCAAGTAATCAATCCGAGCAGAATTCCCAAGATGTGCCGGAAATGTCTCGCGCAAAACCTTTATGATATTGTCATTGTTTATATCGCGCTCGTCGGTGTAGATAACCGCACGACCTATCCCGTCACCAAATCTCATTACAGAAACCTCTTACCGCCCGATGTATAAATGTCCGAAACCTCAAAGAATGTCTTTACATGACCGTCGCCGTTGAAGTGATTGATCGTACCGCACTTCCGACATTTGAAAGACTTATTGATTTCGGAATTCCGTTCAACCTTGCAAAGTGTTCGCATACACCCTTTGCATCGAATTAATCTGTATTCCATGTCACACGCAAAAATAAAAAGCACCCCGTCAAATGTGGAGTGCTTGTGCCTATTCATTATTTCGATGTATCTCAGCCTAAAAATATCACCAATTTTCGTGACAAACGTGACAGTTTCAAAAAATTCTCAGAATTCTCGTTGCAAGAACCGCGAAAAGGACTTCTTTACGGCTTCTTCGGTGTATCCTGCACCCATTTTCTTAGCAACTTCCGACCATTGCAGACGGCTTATGCATCGGAAATTGATAATCCGACGTATCTGTGGGTCTTTCAGCCGATTGATGAATTCCTGCACTTGAATTCGCTCATTGTCAAGCATCGTCACCCGAACGACAAGCGTATCGCGTTCGCTCTGCAAGCACAGACGCTTGTTTCCGAGAATGATTTTGAGCCGATTATATTCCGGTATCGGAACGCCCTCAATGACAAAGCCTTGCCAACCACCTTCACCGCCATATACCTTGTCGGCAACCGTTTCACCTTCCTCAATGTCACGGAGTTGCTTTTCGATTTTTCTTATGTCTGCTTCGATTTTCTTGATTGCCGCCGTAGTCTCTCCCACTTCGTCAATCAGTTCGCAGTAATGCAGTAAAGACTCTTTATTCATCTGAAACGACCACCCTTTGTAACTCTCGTAACCGTCGTGTACGGATTCTCGCAAAACATAGATAGCTGTGTAAGACTGTCAACCGCATCATCGTGAGGATTTTTGCCGACCGTAACAAACATGCAGACTTCCGACATAGCACGTTGGTAATCCGCACTGCGTTCGTGTTGGACAATGCCGAGCCGTTTGTTATTCTGTCTCTGTTCTTCCGTAAGATGATGTTCGTCAAGGAAGATGAAGTTCCGCTTAATATCTCCGGCATAAGCATTGATTTTCGCCATCTTTTCCATCGTGTTCGGAGCGCGACGTGCCGTACATGAGCATTTGTAACCTTGATTACGCAGTTCTTCGTCAACGTACTGGCAGTACAAGTCACCGCCCGTATTGGCTTCAAAGCGGATATTCCGTATCTCATTTCCCATGATTCGACCTACGACTACCGGAATCGTAAGTTCCTTTGCCGCCGTGCTGAATACCCAATCGAAAATATAAACGTCGCCGTTATCGTATTCGCGTCCTATCGGCATGGAAAGTGAGTCACCGCCACCGAACGCAACGTCAACAACTGCCACGATACGTGAGTCACCTTCCGGCAAAATACCGTTGAAGTAGCGCAGTTCCTCTTTCGGGAATAACAGACCTTCTCTCACAAACGGGGCTTGCTGATATTTAGCGAACCACTCAGCCGAGTCAAGCCGTTCACGCATTTCACGGTAATATTCCGTAGAAAAACCGTTATACTCATAGTCGAAATTGGACTCATCCGTTATCGGGTCAAGCGCAGGTATTCTGCGGAACTTATAATCCGGTCTGTCACCATACTGCAACCTCATTCGCTCTAACGGATCAAGTACAGACCAAAGCGTTCCGACCATTAAGACCTTTGCACCGTCGTTCATACGGTCAAACATCTTGTTGAGCATTTCTTGATAGGTGTTCTCCATTCGTATCGGTGATAACGAATGTTCCCTATCACGGATTAAGTCATCTACATACAGATAACCGTCGTGTGAAATGTCGATAGCACCCGTCCATGTTCCGTCAATACCACGGCATGTGATTGTTGCGAATCTGTCCGGCATATCAAAGGTCAAGGTATATTCATCAGCGGATTTATCGCGCAAGCAGACGTGTCCAGGATGCATACGTTCATAAATCTCTTGAAAGTTGTACTCTTCCGTAGTTGTGAGATTCAGAAGTTCTTTGTAAAAACCTTTTGCGAGAACACCACTATGACCGCCCATTGCGCTATGACTGTTCGGGTGCTTACAGGATATCCAATTTAGGAAGAAGATACACGTCGTACTCTTTTTTGTTCTTGGGGGCATGGACAATCCGTAGAAGCGATATTTTCCGTCTTCAAGGTCTTGCAAATCATCGACAACAGGACGCAACGTTTTTCTGCTTGGTTCGTAGTACCGCTTCTCGTATGGTCTGTCCTTCTCCATGTATAAGATGTGGCTGAGGAAAAGGTACTTCGTTTCAAAGAGAAGGAACTTATAGTACATATCGCCGTAGTGACCGTCGCAAGTCTCGATATTCCAATGCATAGCCTTGTCACGGCAGAAAAACGACATACTCATCCAGAAATCGCGTTCCGTCAATGTACGGTCAATCTCACCCTCTTGCTCCGCTTGATACATGAGCGCAAGCATATCTTCAAGCGATATTAAGTCCGGCTTACTTGTCTTGATAAAATCTCTGATTAAGATTGCCGTGTTCTGTCTGTCAGTCAGCGACATAAAAAAAGAGCGAACCCCCTTTCCGATAAAATCAAAAAAGAAAGTCGCTCTTGACTTTGTTCATCTTTCGCACACTACGCGAATGACCGTAAAATATCAGTTTTTAATTGTCTTCCGCACTTCGACGATTTTGAGAAGGTCACCCGTCGTCTTCCGCAATTCAACGTCATGCCCCTTAGCAAGAATCGACGCGATCACGCGAATATGATTCGATATTTCCTTCTCAAGTTTCTGTTCAGTAAAATTCATTTAGACCTCTTGAATTTACAACTAATAATCGTGCCTTTCGCATAAAGGATTTTGTGACGCATCACTACTTTCCACACTTCCGTAGAAGCTGTCTTTCATGGACAATCCGAAAATCCCCACGGGCATTGTTTAGTGTTCCGGCAAGGAATCGAACCTTGCAAAAATGCATCAGCCCTACGTCTGACCGCGTATGTGTCTACCCC